CGACGCAAACAGGTACGGGGTTGGTTCAGAGTGGCACCGCAAATCGCATGGCCATTTTTACAACCATAGGCTCTACGGCTGCTGTCCCTGTTGTTGACTTCGACGCCCGAGCATTCACCCCCGGCGTATCCACAGCAGTCTGCCCTGATGGTGCAACCTATACCGTCAATGGCAATGTCTCAATCAAGCAGAACATCCCGAGCAAGTGGGATGCAGATGGGCCTTACGGGTATCTGGCTGAGGAGGCTAGGACTAATATTGCGTTGTATTCGGAGTCTTTTGCTGGTGCGGCGTGGGGGCGCTCAGGGTCAAACTCAACGTATGCCGACAATTATGCTATTGCTCCTGACGGCTCTAAGACTGCCATGCAGCTTGTTGATGATAGCTCCACAGGGACTGGCAATGTTTCTGTATATCAGTCAGTCACCATCGCTTCGGCCACAGATTACACCTTTAGCGCATATCTCAAGGCAGACCAGCTTAGTTGGGTTGCGCTGAATAATGTTCTTTTTGACACTGGTGGCACTGCTTGGTTCGACTTGGCAAATGGAGTGGTCGGCACAGTCGCTGGCTCAATGTCTGATGCAGGAATCGAATACGCTGGAGATGGTTGGTACAGGTGCTGGGCTGTTTTTCAGTCTACAACCGACTTAGCTGGTCAGATAAGATTCTACCCCGCTCCTGCTGACAACACTTTGACCGTAGACCTCGACGGCACATCATCAATCCTAGTATGGGGCGCACAACTCGAAGCAGGCTCCTTCCCCACCACCTACCAGCCCACAGCAGCATCAAGCGTGGCTCGCAATGCCGATGTGCTGACATACAGCGCAACGGGGAATGCTGATAGTTTCCCGATGACGGTGAGTGTTGATGTGACGCCTTCGGTACGGGCAACGCTTCAGCGAATTATCTCTGTAGACGACAACTCAGCTAACAATCGAGTCCAAATCAACCTCAATAACGGGATTTCTAGGCTCTATGTTCAGGCAACAACAGCCCAAGCATCAATAGACGACACCTCCGTATTGATAATCGGTGGCACATCAACATTAACTGGCGCAGTGGCAGTGAATGACGTTGAAAGCTATACAAATGGAGTGAGCGTAGGCACTCCAGACACTTCGGCAACTATGCCGTCTGGGTTGCTGGAAATTGATATTGGTAGCTATAGCAGCGCTTATGCCAACGGCAACATCCGTAACGTCAAGATATTCAACAAGCGCCTCAATGACTCGCAGGTGAAAACGCTATGAACTACATAAGCATTTGCACCGACCTGGCCCAACTCGCCACAGACTTTCCTGACCTGTTCGATGCGGAAGCAGGCGACCCTAAGCGCGGCAAGCTGATTGGCTGGAGTGGCGACTACACTGTCTACAACAGCAACCAGAGCATGAAGGTGCTGACAAGCATTGAGGGCTTAGACGAGATTGCTGAGAAGGACTACATCACCGTTACATCATACGAGGAAATCTTTGGATACCGCAGACAGGTTGTATTGGATGACGTACCTCAGTTCGGAGAACCTACGGTTACGGTTGTACCAGCCTACACCCCTCAAGTCATCACAAGATACGAGGACGATCTCGACAGGCCGATTTACAAGGTTGTCAGACACGAAAAGCAAAAGACCGTAACAAGGACTCACGACGAGGAAGGGAATGAATACCCCGAGCCTCTGGTTGTCCCTGTAGTCAAAGTCTCATACACCTACACAGAGGACGGTGAGATCGACCAGACCATCGAGACCCCTGTCATGGTGCTGGATTATTACGAGACAACCGACGAGATCGAGGGCTACCACCAGAAGCCTATTTACGGCCCACAGCAGGAATGGATACAGGTGCTTGAGCCTACGGGTGAAGTGGACGAGTTTGATAACCCGATCATGGTGGACAACGGCTACTGGCAGGATGTTGTGATTCCTGAATCATCCTACGAGACACCGAATCCCATCATGGAGGAAGTGCCGGGGAATGCAGAACTGAAAGCCCTGTACGACTCCATCTATGACCAGACCCCTGTGACTGACGAGGAAGGCAATGTACATACGCCACCGAAGCTGTTTGCTGTGCCTGGGGGCGCTCCAACGGATCACTTGCTCTGATGTTTGGCTGGTTCAAAAGATCGCCTGAAGAAAAGTTCGCAAAGGCTGTCTATCGCCTTGATCGCGGGTTTGATTACAAGTCTGAGCGATACGAGAAGTTGTTTTCTGTCCCGATGTGCATTGCCAGGGGCGGCGGTGACTGTGATGACAAGGCGGATATGTGGTATCGCGCTCTGAAAGCATGGGGCTTTGCGCCGAAGGTTGTTCATGGTTCTTATCGTGGCGTCCTACACGCTGCGGTTTTGTGCTGGATAGGGCAAAAGAATTTCGTGTTCTGTAATGCAGAGGGGCGTCTGGCGGAGGCTGATCGCTACCTTGGCGGAAACATGACCGGGTACAGGATCTTGTCTGACGCCGATTATGAGATGTGGTGCAAGATGTACAGAGTTGATCGCGTATGAGCATGGAAAGGAAGGGGCGGTTTGACAGGATTGACCACCAGATCAGCCGGATCGAAAGCATCTTCGATAAGATGTCGGAAGCAGACCTGGAAAGTTTCGAGAAGGCGCTGTCCAACGACGGGCCTCTATCCGGGATGCTGGCTGAGTATTGCGAACACGCGCCCATCCCTATGTGGATGAAAAACCGTGAAGGTAAGATGCTCTGGTTCAATGAGACGTACACAAAAGTTTATGGTGATTTTGCCTCGGTGGAAAACTACATCGGCAACTCCGATTCGGTGGCATGGAGTGAAGAGACTGTCCTGAACTTTGACGAGAACGACAAAAAGGTAATTGAAACGATGGAGCCTGTCTTCTGCATTGAAAAGCTGTGGAACAGCAGGGTAAAGGAATACGAACTACTCCAGGTTATCAAGTGGCCAATAGCAGCGGAGAATAAAGTTGTGGTTGGTGTTGCAGGCTTGGGGGTAGGTTTTCACAGGGTAGCGTGATGAGCGACGATCTGGAAGAACAGACGAGTTTTGCGGTGCTTCGGCCTTTGATTATCTCGACGCTGAAAGACTTGAAGCAGGAGAGCAAAGACCAGGTGCAGGAGATCAACGACCTGAAGACAAAGTATGCGCTTCTGAACCAGAAGGTTGCTTTGTATGCGGCGGCGGTGAGTGCCGGTGCTGCCGTTGTCATTCAAATGGCTAAGGAATTCTTATGAGTACAGACGTTGAAATTTCAAACATGGCGTTGTCCATGATCGGTCAAAGCGAAATCTCAAGCCTGGCCGGGACTGACAACGTATCGAAGACTTGCAACGTGCATTTCCAGCAAGCGGTGGATTGGGTGCTGCGTCAAAGAGAGTGGAAGGATGCGGTCTATCGCGCTGCCTTGTCTACGCCAGACGGGACGCCTGCTTATGGTTGGGATCACTACTACGACCAGCCAGCTTCGTGCCTGAGAGTCCTGGACGTTCGAGCCACGCAACTTGAAGACTATGCTGAAAATCCTGATCCCTGGTCGTTCGAGCGAGGCAGGATTTACTGCAACATCGCAGACGGGATCAAAGTGAAATACCTCACTCAATTAGCAGCAACGTCGCTGCCTTCTCACGTTGTTGATGTGGTTGCCCTGGAGCTTGCCAGGCGGATCTGCATACCGATAACGCAAAGCTCAAAGATGCTGGATGACCTTAATGTTCGGATGTTTGGGGTCGGGAAAGAGGACAAGGGAGTCCTGGGTGAAGCCGCTGCGATTGATGGAATGCAGGGTCGTAACATGAAGGTTCGTTCAAGCAATTTGGTTAAGGTTCGGATGCAGGGAACATTCCTGGCCGGGCCTTATGTCTATGACTACAGGTAACGATTATGCCTAACGTAAAGATTTCAGACCTGACCCTGAAGTCATCTCCTGCCGGAACTGATGAGTTTGAGCTTCAGGAAACGGGCGGAGGTGCGTCAAAGAAAACGACCCTTGATGACATTTTGGGCGCGCTGACCGCTGCCAGGTGCCGGGTTAGTGGTGCGGGAACATTGCAAACCGGGTCTGTCGGCGTTACGAGCGCAGCGAAAACGGCATTGGGAAAGTATGACGTTACGCTTTCAAGCGCGATAACGAATGCTTCTACGGTGCAGCTTTTGGCAGGCGTTGTGTCCTCGTCAAACAGGATTATCACGACGAAGATGGATACCACGTTCACGACAACTATCGTGAATGTTTGGATTACTGACAGCGCCGGAACCTATTACGACGAAGATTTCTCCTTGCTCGTTCTGGATGAAGGCTAATGGCTGACGAGGAAATCAACGACCAGACGCTAAAGTCATCGCCAGTCGATACTGACGAGCTTTGGCTTGAGTCCAGCGGAGAAACTCGCCGGACGAGGGTTTCTGACATTCGCAACAAATGGGTTCATGCCAGGGGGAGAGTTGATAATCTTGGATCTGGCAACCTGAAAACCGGGTCTGTTGGCATCGCCAGCATCAACCAAGTTGCTCCCGGCCAGGTTGATGTCACTCTTGAGAATCCGGTGACTAACGTCAACACGGCCCTTGTTTTTCTGACATCGCCTCTCAGTTCTGGCGGCGGTTACGTCACATACGTTTTTCAGTCCACCACAGTCATTCGCGTTTATTCGTGGGTTTCTGGTTCTTACTGGAATGGAGATTTTTCAATACTGGTTTTTGACGAGGCGTAATGAAAGTTTACCCGGTACAAAACAGGTTCACGGCAGGGGAGATTTCTCCGAAGCTGCATTCGCGCTCTGACATCGAGGGGTATTCTGCCGGGTGCAAGACGCTGGAAAACTTCATTGCTTTGCGTCATGGCTCTATCGAGCGCAGGGACGGGACAAGGATCGTGTCGACACATGCCGGATACCGGGCAAAACTCTTTGAGTTCCCAATCTCTGACACGCTGGCTTTCTGCGCGACCTTTTCCAGCAACGGGTTCCTTTATCTGGATGACCGTGACGGGAATCTTCACGGAGACAACCTGGTTGCCAATCCGAAATTTTCCAGCGACCTTGATTCCTGGATTGACGGAAGCACTGGTCTGGGCAATGTTGACTGGCTCGATGGGCGAGCCCTGTTCCAAACTGGATACACTGGCGCAACTGACCTGGCGAAACTGAGTCAGACCTTCACGATTGACGATGCAGTCCTGAGCAACGACCACCTTCTTCGCATCGAAGGCGAATGGGTAAGGGGTGCGGCGACACTCGACATAAAGCTCGGCACAACTGCCGGTGGTAGTGATTTGATCAACCAGTCGATTGCCGTTCAAGACGAGCCGGTTGATATTTCGTTTTTGGTTAATCCTGGCTCTGCTATTGGTGAACGATATACGGCGGAAGGTGATCGTCGCGTCGATTCTTCTGGCAACGTCCTGATTATATCTGGCGCTGTTGTTTATCTGACCATAGAGGTTGATGGCAACGGCGAGAGCGAAGAAGGCGTCTGGTGGGTTGACCTGGTTTCATTCAGGGAGCGCAACGCTGGACTGTCTGCTGAGACAGCCTTGGCCCATCCGTATGACGCGCATGATTTGGCGCAGATGCAGGTTGAGATGGTTCCTGGCGAAGAACAGATGTATGTCGTTACCGGTAGGAAGCCGCCCAGGGTGCTGTCCTACAATAGCGGCTCCTGGACGTTTGATGAGATTGACTTTGCCGGGCGTCCTGCTGCATGGACTGGTTACATTGATTACGACACAAGCGATGGTTCGGTTGAGCCTAACATCGGTGACGTTGTTGAAATCTTGACCGGCTACGCAAGCGGAGGTACGCCCGGTGACGTTTATCGCTTCCTGGGAACAGAAACGGATCTTGGTACGACAGACTACTCAACTGGCTCCTGGACAGATCTTGGCAAGGCTGATCTTCTTGATGGCGGCTACGATTATTCAACAGATGATGGCTCCCGGCGCTTGAATCCTGGCGACAAGATTTTTCTGGTGGCTGGATATGTTGGCGGCGGTACGGCAGGGAACGTCTATCAGTGGGCTGGCACGATCAACCTTTCCACGAATGATTACACAGGAGATGACTGGACATCTCTTGGCGCAAAAGACGCCTACAACGCAACGGCAAATTTCCCTGGGACTGTGACCTTCTTTGAGGGTCGATCCTGGTGGGCTGGCTACCCTGAGACACAAGACACGCTGAACGCATCAAAGTCTGCTGATTACACCGACCTTCGCCTGGGTGATGGCAATGACGCTGATGGTATTGAGGTGACGATTGACGATCACGCCTTGGTGCAGTGGATTCGGGGCGAGCAAGACCTTCTGCTTGGCACGAAGAATGGCGAATACATTTTCGTTGCTGAAGCCGGGCCAATTACGCCATCTGATATCAGTGCGAATAAGCAGTCTGCCAACGGGTCGGCCAACATGAAGGCCCAGGCGATAGGTAATTCTGTTGCCTACACATCCCTGGATGGCAGCAAGATCCGCGACATGGAGTACAAGTTCGTCGTGAATGGCTGGCAATCGATGGACATCTCGTTCACGGCAGAACATCTTTTTGATGACACTGGCTACGGTCATGTGACAGAGATCCATTTCGCAAAAGATCCAGAATCAATCATCTGGTTTATCACTGAGCGCGGGTTCTTGATCGGCTGCACGTTTGACCCGGCGAATGATGTGATCGGCTGGCATCGGCATCCAACTAACGGAAAGGTTCTTGGCGGGACGGTGATCCGCAACAAAGGGAAGGCTGAGTTGTGGCTTGCAATGGATCGGTATACCGGAGCGTCAAAAACGATCATGGTTGAGCGAATGTCAAAAAGCGCAACGATGGATGCCCAGGCTGGTTACTACCAGGCGGTTGCCAGTACAGCTATTGCTGACTTTGTTCACCTGGCAGGGAAGACGGTCAACGTGAAGATGGATGGCGCCCAGGCTGATGACAAGGCGCTGGATTCAAGCGGAGATGCGACATCATCTGCTTCTGGCAATCTTGTTGAAGTCGGCATGGAGTTTACTGCGAAGATGGTAACGCTTCCGACTGACGTACCTGTCCCTGGAGGAACTGGATACATTCACACATCCAGGTGGAACAAGCTCTATGCCCGGTTGTATAACTCATTCATTCCGACAATCAACGGCCAGCTTCCCATTGCCCAGGTTACGGCAGGGAACGAATACGATGGGCTGGTGGACGTTGTAAATCTTGGGTGGGATCTCGACAGCAATAACACGATTGAAATGGCTGCGCCCTACAAGTGCAAAATCTCCGGCATCTTCGGGGAACTGACTGAGGAAATTCGATAATGGCGCAGAGAGCAGGCGGCATCAGTGGCGAAATGGCATCTCTCATTCAAGAGGGAACCCAAAAAGCCCTGGACGGCAAAGGCGGTGGTGGCGGCGGCGGCTTCTTTGGTGGCGGCAATACTGGAGGCAGCGCCCCAACAGGCAATGCCGGGGCTCATTCAAGTGGCCCTGGTGGTAGCGTTATGCCTACTGGTGGTGGTGCCAATGTCATCCTCAAGCAAGTGGCTGAGAGAAAGCAAAAGCCCGGCGACATATCGCAGGCGGTTCTTGATAAGACTGGCTTGACTGTTGAGCGACTGCAAGCGGTATGGGACGCACAAGATCCTCTGGCTGGCTCTGACCTGTACAACGACATTGAAGATGCTGCGGCGCAACCGGCAGAGCATACTGGCGAGTCTTCAAGCATCAAAAATAGCGGCATCAAGATAGGCGAGATCCTGAAGGGCGCTGGCGTCCAGGACGTTCTTGGCGTGTTAAACGAGATCGGGAAGGTGATCGATCTCGACAAAGAAGATCTCCCAAAGACTGTCGTTGTTGATTCAAGCGGCGCGGTGACAGACCAGGAGACATCTCCTTACCTGGATCACTCGGTTACGGTTCCAGAAGATAATGCTGACGGTGGAGGTGGAGACACTTCTGGCGGCGGTGGCGCTGGTGGCGGTGGCGGGTCTTCGGCCAGTTCTTCGTCCGACTCTGATTCTGGTAGCGCGTCTTCTGGCTCTCCGTCTAGCTCGACAACATCGGCCAGCTCAGACCCTCTTATGGAGAATGTCGGAGATGTAACTACCAATGCGGTTGAAGGCGCAGGCATGGGCGGCGGAACGATTGGAGGGGGGCAGACTGTGGCAACCTCGTCTGAGGTTGATCCTGATGCCGGTACACCCGAAACAGAAGGCGCTGCTGAAGAGCCCGATAAGACTGAGATTGATTTCGGTATCGACCTGTCTGAATACGAGGAAGAGGAAGATGCGGTTGTCCCTGTTAACACTAAGATTAACCCTGGGCCGACTCAGTTCCCGGATGACAGGACTGATACGGTTACGACAACAGAAACACCTCCTTTGCTTCCAGAAGAAATCACGTCAACTTCTCAAGTGACAGAGACTTCTGCTGAGGAAGAATCGACTGATGATTCGACCAGCACATCTACATCGACGGTCACAACTACTACGACCAAATCAACCGGGTCATCGTCAGAGGATGACGGCTCTGGGGTTAGTGATTCTGATGGCGGTGGGGGTGGAGCATCAGGATCGGATGATTCCGGCGCAGGCTCCAGCAATGGGAATGACAGCTCTGGGGGAGATGCAGACGGCGGAGCTGGCTCTGCTGGCGGTAACGGTGACGGCCTCGGCACTGGTGATGGCGACGGGTCTGGCGAAGGATCTGGCGGCGGCGATGGGTCTGGTGTTGGTGATGGTGCTGGTGCTGGTGACGGGTCTGGCGACGGTGATGGATCTGGTGATGGCACTGGCGACGGCACTGGAGAAGGCGACGGCATTGGTGGCGACGGCGACAATAACGGCGGAGGCACAGGCGGCGGGACTGGAACTGGCGACGGTAGCGGCGATGGCCCTGGTAGCGGAGATGGTGGCGGTCTGGCTGAACCTGAGATCGAAAATCCTCTTATCGTTCCACCACCAGAACCTTATACGCCAGACAAGCCAAGGTTCACGGTGCGAGGGTATTTCGGATTTGCGAAGAACAATGTTGAAGATGAAAAGCGGCCTAATGCGTGGCTTTATAGGAGAAGACAATGAGCAAGTGGAGTGGTGCTAACCTGTTCAAGTTGGGTGCTGGCTTGTTCGGTGCATACCAGCAATATGATGCGGGTAAGCAGGCAAAGAAGGCGGCAGATCGTAATGCAGATCGTCTGCTGAGAGAGTCTGAGGAAGAGAAGCGTAGAGCCCGGCGAGATCAAAGGCAAAAGCAATCTTCGCTGAGAGCGAGAGCTGCTGCGTCTGGCATTAAGTTGAATGGCAGTACCGGCACATTTTTGGATAAGTATGTCCAGGAGGATGAGAAGCAACTGTCCTGGCTGGATGAATCGGCAAAGAGCCAGGCGAGCATTATTCGCAAGCAGGGCAAGACGGACAAGAAAAACGCGCAGTATGGAGCCTACGGGAGCTTCTTCAATACTGTCGGTAACTGGTGGGGTGGTGGCTAATGAAACTTCCAAGCGGCGGTCAGAATCTTGGTGTTCAATCTCTTGGCCGGGAGTCCGGTGATTCAACAGCGAGAGGGAAGCTGGAGCTGGTCAATGCTGTGGTCGGCCAGGTTGATGCTTACCAGGAAAGAAAGTCGCGCCATCAAACGGCCCTGGCTGATGCAAGAATAGCGACCTGGGATTCTGATTTCCGTCGAAAGTATGACGGCCTGGATCATATCGAGGTTGCGGATCTGCCTAAGGCTATGCAGAAAGAGTACGCCAGCGAAACAAGGGTTCCGGCGTTTGAGGTTCGTGCGAGGCTGTACGAAGAAGGTTTGCAGGAAGCGATGAACGATGCCTCTGAGACTATCTCTGACGAGCGAGTCCGGGGCGAGTGGTATATCGGTAAGCAGGCAGCGGCCAGCTCGAAGGTTGCAGAGCGATACATCCAGCGCGACGAACAACAGATCGATTTCTACAAGAAGGAGGCCATCTCTGCGGCAGATGAAGCTGTCGATGAAGGCCACTATGCGGTTGCCAGGCATCTCATCCAATCCTCTGAGCTTGATTCTGTTGAGAAGAAAGACCGTATCCGGCTGATTGATGGTGCTGAAGAACAAAGCATGGTCAACGATACGCTGAGAACCGGATCGATCGATGATGTCCGTGAGCTGCACCAGCTATACGCATCCAAGAAATACGATGGCGCTTTTGATTCTGCCCAGGCTCTCCAGGCGAAGAATGCCCTGAAGACCCGGCTGGAGTTTCTGACTGATGCTGAGAAGAAGGCAGAGATCGGCAACAAGGCCGAAGAGTTTGTCAAAAAGGCAATGGCAGATAACACCATCTCGGCCAGTGAGCGCCAGGCAATCATCGACGGCATCAAAGACGATGATGTCAGACAGGAAGCCAGGCGTCGATTCACTGCGGCGAAGGCAGCGGAGAAGCGAGCTGAAGCCGAGGAATTGAAGGAGAAGCAGGATGCGTACCTGGAGTCATTCAGAGACTTCCCTGATCCAGAGAGATTTGCTGCTGCGCCGGATATCCAATCTGAAAACGAGGCTCGCCGGTATTACAACCAGATAGTCAGCGGGAAGAAAAAGGTCACTGATCTTAATGTATACCAGGATCTCAGGCAGAAGATCCTCGATGGCAAAGATGTGAACCTTTCACTCAGTATGAGCAAGCTGACGGACACCGATTACAAGGAGTTGGTGAGGCTGCAACAAGCCGATGACGATGAGATGAAAAGCGCACAATCGCTTAACGCTGAGATCAATAGCGTGATGATCGAGATGGGCATGAATCTCAAGTCTGGAACGAAGATCACCGAAGAACAGAATCGAATCTATTACCTGATTAACTCAGAGCTTCAAATCGAAGCGGCCCTGAGAGACAAGCCTTTAACCTGGCAGGAAAGGCAGGCGGTTTATGACCGGCTCCAGATGGAGTTCGTCAAAGAAAAAGACTTGTGGTTCGATGAAGAGTTTGGCCTGGAAGATGTTGTGAAAGACATCCCTACGGCTAGAATCAGAGAGATCCAGGCGGCGCTTCGTGCCGGTGGTTATGAAGTGAATGCTGCAAACATAAAGGCTTACATCGACAATGAATGAAGCGCAACGCAAAGCTCTCGATAGTCTCCAGAAGCAATACGACCAGAAGAGGACGCTGACATCTCAGCCTGAAGTTTCTCCTGAAGCTCATGCGGATGTCATAAAGCTCTCTGAGGCTACCGGGGTTCCTGCTGACGTTGTGAGTCGGAATCGTGATGCGGTGAAGAAGACGTTTGAGTCTGTCCCTCCGGCGATGAGCCCAACTGTACAGAAGATGCAGCTTGATCCAGACATGGCCCCGGTCATCAAGGATGACCTGTATAACCTGGACTGGTTCGATAGACAGATCGGCGGCATCACTCAGTCCTGGAAGGTCGGCAGGCAGAATGTCGAGATGTCGAAGATCGGCAACGAGATGATGTGGGGCGACCCTGATGACGTAATGCTTTCACGGCTGAAGGAGATCCAGGCTGACCAGCAAAACATTAAGGACTATGACTTTTCGTATGTTGGTGGAATTCCATCTGCTACGGCTGAGAACCTGCCGATCTGGGCTCAGATTGTTTCTGGCTCTGCGGAAGAGGTTGCGGTTGGCGGGGCGTTGGGCTTTGTCGGCACAATGGGTAATCCTGCTGGTGCTGTTGCTGGCGCAGGCATGGGTTTCAAGGTTGGCTCTGCGACTGAGGCGTTCAAGCTCGAATCCGGGCTGGCTTATATCGAATACATGGATATGGGCGAGGACATGGATCACGATACTGCGCGAGGTGCGGCAGTCGCGGTTGGGATGATTAACGCTGGCCTGGAAGCGGCCAGTTTGAATTACATCCTGAGATCCCTCCCTGGTGCTGAGATGCTGACCCAGACTTTCACGCGAGAAGGTTTGAAGAAGGCGATGAAGATCCCTACGATTCGGGATGCTCTGTCAAAGTTTGGCCGGACGGTTGCCGGTGGCATGGCGACTGAAGGCGTGACTGAAGGTTTGCAAGAACTGGTTACGACTGTCGGCGGCATTGCTGCGGCAGAATACAACGGCGGCGAGTTTGATCTTCCGACTGCCGGGGAAGTCCTGGCGAGAGTTTCTCATGCAGCGGTCAAGGGCTCCCAGGGTGGTGCTGGTTTTTCTCTTGCAACGGGCTCGGCCAATCTTGCCATCGATGCTCATAACGTAAAGCGAGCCAATCAACGGGCCGCTATGTTTCAGGAGATGGGCGCGGCGGCAAAAGACTCAAAGCTGAGAGAGCGCCTGCCTGAGAAGTTCCAGAAGTTTATCCAGGAAGCGCAGAACGCATACGGCTCTGTTGCTGACATCTACCTGCCCAGGGACATCGTTGACACGCTGTTCCAGCAAGGCTTCGATGAGGTCATGCCGGAGACAATGCGCCGTTTTGAAGAAGCGGATCTGACCGGCCAGGTTGCAGTCCCCATCGATGAGTTCGCTACCTGGATCGCACCCTCTGATATGTACAACGAGATTCTGCCGGAGATGAAGCTGTCGCCTGATGAGCTTTCTCTGAGAGAGGCCCAGGAGAAGCAGGCGGAGCTTGATGAATACAGAGATATGGCTTCCCGGATGGATGAGTCATCGCTGGCAGAAGATCCTGTCTACCAGGACATGATGACTCAGCTCCAGGAAGCGGGTCAGTCTCCGGTGGTGGCGGAGCAACAGGCAAAGCTGTGGAGCGCATTCTTCAATACCCAGGCTCAACGAACTCAGCAAGATGCGTTTGAGCTGTACAAGTCATTCAATGCTTCTGTGCGCCGGACGGATCTTCGCGGAGATCCCAGGGGCGGAGTGTCTCGCCTGGACAATCTGCTTGATCGGCTTCGAGCCGGTAAGATCCCTGAGCAGGGTGACATCTACGGTGACACTTACGGTCAAGCCCTGGCGAAAGCTGGCGGCATCCGTGACTCCGGCGGTGAGTTGAAGGCGCGAGACTTTGATCGCCGGGTGGCTGACCGGGGCGGAGAGACTTACTTCGCAGGCAGGAAGTTGAGCCGCGAGGATGGCATGTCATTGGCTGACGCAATCACCTTCGGCATCGAGAACGGGTACTTGCCTGGATCTGCCTGGGAAACGATGAATGATATGGATGTGGTTGACCTGCTGGATCGAGAGATCAATGGCGAGCCGGTTTACCGTGACGTTGCTGACCATGAAGCCCTGAAGCTGAGAGAAGATCTTGAGTATCTCCAGGGCGAGCTTGACCGTATGGGGATCGACCTTAACGAGATGTCGAACCAGGAGGTGAAGGATCTCATCGATGGCGGCGGGGTATTCTTCCAGCGCGATGATAGGAATGACCTGGGGTTTTACTCGAAGGTTGCGAGGATAGTAAGGGATCTCAAGCTGCCTGAATGGAAAGATGGTGGACTGGCTGACGGGAACGTCATTTGGAAGAAGCTCAACAAAGAAGGGGCCAGGAAAGAAGAACTTGAATGGCTCGGTATTGAGAACTGGCTGGCTGCTGGCCGTAGTCGAATGGAGATGTCTCTTAAGCTGTTTGACAAGACTCCGGCAAAGCTCGACTCAAAGGAGATGAAGAAGCTCAACAAGTCTATGACAAAGTTCAGCCGTGAAGAGGTTTTGAACTTCGTTGAGAAGAATGGCGTTCAGGTTGAAGAGGTTGTCGCTGAAGAAGATTACAGCGGTTACGACAGTGATGAAGGGCCGCGATGGTCTGATCCTGAAGTATGGGATGACAGTGAGCTTTGGGCTCATCGAATAGATGACCTGATGTATGAGTACGACAGAGCGGATCACGACTGGTTCGAGCTGGAGGATTGGGCGAACAAAAACTCAGACGAGTATTACGCTGAGATCGGGAACCTTTTGGATGACAAGTATTTCCCGGAGTTTGAATCGGCATACGAGTCAGAAGACTTCGATGCTATGGAGTCTGCGGCTTCTGAATCTGGCGTGGATTTTTGGGAGGTTGTTCGCCAACTGGCGAGAGATGATGCCGAAGATGCTGCTAACGAGCAAGCAAAGGCGGAATACTATGATAATCCTGAGCTTATCTACACGCTGGAGAATGCTGACGAAGATGTCTATATCGTGGGTAACGACGATACCGGATTCAGTCTGCGGCGAGGTGGTCTTGAGTATTGGCATAGAGTCAATGACGAGGTTCATTATTCTCTTGGAGAGGCTCAGATTCAGGCGGCTGATTTCATCTATTCTGAAGGACTGCTTGATGACTCAAATAGGGATAGCGAGGCGAGGTGGGGCGACCACATAACTTCTGAGGTTGGGGATCTTGATAACGCCACAAATTATCGTGAGATCAAACTGACCCTTCCTCAGATAGAAGAAGATTACTACAACACGACCCATTTCCCTGACCGCAACATTGTCGCGTTCATGCGTGTTACTGACAGGGATATGGAGCGAGGCCCAGGGGATGAAGGCGGTGCTGGTCGATACAAGACGGCTTTCTTTATTGATGAGATGCAGTCGGACTGGCATCAACAGGGCAGGCAGAAGGGGTACAAGAAAGGGCTTTCCTTTGCAGAGTTTCAAGAGCTTGATGGGCTTGAAAACAATTTCCTTGTCGAATACAGGGACGAGGTTGTTGAAAGATTTTCTGAGGCCGCAAGAAGAGAGGACTGGCCGAAGTCTGTCATAGGTGATGGGTTTGAAGTTCTTGGAATGGATATGAGCTTCGGTCAGCTTGATAACGTCCTTGCAGAGCTGGCTCGCAATTCTTTTAAGCACGAATACCAGGGCGCAACTGGAAATGTCTACGATACTGTTCTTCACATAGCAGAGGCCATTGAGAAGTTTGACAAAGACTGGCTGTACGGGCTCAGGGATAGGCTGAATGAGCTTGACGAAGTTAGAAGGGATCTTCATGCAGAAAGGTCTGGCGTACCCAATGCCCCGTTTAAAGGCGACAACTGGATCGCGCTGGCAGTAAAACGTGCGCTCGTCCTGGCGGCAGAAGAAGGGGCAGAGGTTTTTGCCTGGGCTGACAGCAATGTGGTTGTTGACAGGTGGGGATCAGCATCACAGGAGCTTTACGAAAACACTTACGACAAGAAGATGCCCGGCATTGTTGCTACTGAAATGAGAAAGCTAGGGTTTGAGCTCAAGCCGGTTCATAAGACGCTGGAGGGTGAGGCTTATCCGCAAAGGAATGATTACCCGTTTGTAGATGGAACTTATGATCCATATTTTGACGAAGACGAAAACCATTGGATTTTGATAGACCCTAATGGCGAGCCGCTTCGAGATTACGGGGGATCTTTGCGAACGATGGTTTCAGAAGAAGAAGCTGTCGAGGCTGCGGAGTTTTACCATGAAGAATCGCTAAGGGAGTGGGAGCAGTTTCATAACGAAACACCTCAAGGCTACTGGTCAATTCCGATAACCAAAGAGTTGAGCGATCAAATCCTCACTGAAGGCTTCACTCTGTTCCAGAAAGAGCGCATCGATGGCGTGACTGAAGAAGGCGCTGATGCCATGTCCGAAGTCTACTCCGGCATGGATAACGCGAAGGGCTACATCCAGTTCAACGACACGCGAGACTGGTACAGGATCACGCTGACAGAGAAGGCGGATATGTCTACCTTCCTGCATGAGTCTGGTCACTTCTTCCTGGAAGCGTTGCAGAGGATGGCAGAGGATGGCCCGGATTCAATGAAGCGCGACCTGGCAATCATCCGTGATTGGCTTGGTGCGACAGGTGAGCTGACAACAGAGCAGCACGAAAAGTTTGCCAGGGGATTCGAGGCGTATCTGCGCGAGGGTAGAACGCCATCGATGAAACTGGCTTCTGCTTTTGAGAGGTTTCGTTCCTGGTTGAAGCTGGTCTACAGATCGATGATGAAGCTGGACGTTGAGCTGACTGATGATGTCCGTGGTGTAATGGATCGCCTGCTGGCGACTGACATGGAGATCCAGGAAGCGAAAGCTGAGACAGGATTCATGCCGTTGATCCAGGGCGTTGATACTGAGTTGATGACCCCTGAAGAGTACAAGGCTTACACCAGGTTGCACGAACGAGCGACAAGGGAAGCCGAAGATGCTCTGGAGAAGCAACTGCTGTCTGAAGTTTCCCAGGAAGCGAAGGCCCGGCTTCGAGAAGAAAAGAAGATCGTCACGGCCCAGGTTAAGGCAGAGGTTGAGGCCATGCCTGAGCAACGCGCCTACAAGGAACTGAAAGATGGCCCGGTGAAACTTTCCAGGGCAGCTCTCCGGGCAATGTATGTTGATGTCCCGCCAGCATTGAATTTCGTGAGCGCGAAAGAAGGGGGCGTTCATCCTGATGACGTTGCTGGTGAGTACGGGTACGCAACCGGGGATCAGCTCGTCCAGGCGCTTGTTTCCAGGCCGAAGAAGCAAGACCTGATAGACAAGATGGTCGACGAGAGAGTGAAGCCGGTTGATTCGTTGTCAGATGGTACAGCTACTGAAAAAGCTCTCCAGGCGATTCACAATGATCCTGCTGCCCTGTTCCTCCATGCGGAGCTGAAGGCGCTCGGCAAGCGGATCGGCCAGGAATCTTCCCTGGGTGTCGTTAAGCAGGCGGCGAGGGAAAGAATCTCAAGGCTGCGGGTCATGGATCTCAAGCCCGGCGATTACCGGGTGGCTGAGAAGAGAGCGTCGAGGGAAGCTGTCGAGGCTTTGAGAAAGAAGAATTATCCTGCGGCCCATGATGCGAAGCGAAGGCAACTGCTGAACCACTACCTCTACATGGAGGCGACGAAGGCAAAGGCCGAAGCATCCGGCATCTACCAATACCTGAAGCAGTTTGATAAGCGAAGTGTCCGTGAGCGCCTGGGCAAGACTGACTACCTGGACGCCATCGATGCGCTGCTGGAGGGCGTTGAGCTGAAACAGAAGACGAACCGAACCATCGCCAGGCGCAAGTCGCTGGCCGAATTCGTTGAGTCTGCCTACGCAAGAGAAGAGGCGGTTGTTATTCCTGAGAGCCTGATTAACGAGTCTCAGCTACGCAATTACAAGCAGATGACGATGGAGGATTTCAGGGCGCTTAAAGACGCTGTTCAAAACATCGATCACCTGTCCAGGCTGAAAGACAAGCTCAGAAAGAAATGGGATGAGGTTGATTACCAGGCAACGATGGCGAAGCTGGTTGAGACAGTTTACGCCAACAACGAGAAGCGGCCTGAATCGGAGCGACAGAATCCTAACCTGTGGGACAAGTTCAAAGGGCTCGCCAGGACTGCTCACGCGCAGCTCACGAAGGTTGAATTCATTACTCGGTGGATCGATGGAGAAGTTGCTGGAATGGCGCATGAGCTGATATTCCAGCCATTCGTCGATGCACAGGCCGCGAAGTATGACCGGCTGAAAGAGATGAACACGAAGCTCCAGGAGATCTTCTCGTCCAGGACGAAAGACCAGGTTGCCCGGCACAAATCGACCTACTACTTCATGGGCAAGAAGATGAAAGGCGAGGATGTCCTGGCTGTTGCGCTGAATACTGGCAACGAAGGTAATCTGATGAAGCTGACAGATGGTTATGGGTGGAATCCAGGCCAGATGCAGGAAGAGTTGGATCGGTTTATGACCAGGGAGGATTGGGATCTCGTTCAATCGATATGGGATACGGTTGATTCTCTCTGGCCTGACATCGAGGCGGTACACAAGAGAGCTACCGGCTTGTCTCCGGCAAGGGTTGAGGCGCGTCCGGTGGTCACGCAATACGGAACCTATCGCGGCGGCTATTACCCGGTGGTCTATGACCCCAGGCAGACCACGAAGAAGTCTCTGGATCAGCGAAGGAACCAGGAAGCGAAAGCTGCAAAAGGCATGTTCGAAAACAACTTCATGCGGCCTGACGTTGACCGGGGATTCACGCAATCACGAACAGGGTACTCTGCGCCTATCCTGCTGTCCTTGGATGTCCTGCCTGCCCACATCAACGAGGTGGTTCACTTCATCACTCACTATGAGGCAGTGACCCAGGTACTCAAGATCGTTGAGGACAAAGATTTCAGGATCGCCATCGAGGAAACGATGGGGCCGGAAATGGCCGGGCAGTTCAAGCCGTGGCTCCAGGCGATTGCGAATGACTCGAATGTCCACCAGGACGTTACCCTGAAAGACAGGGTGTTCACTCATCTACGGGGAGGCATGACGGTTGTTGCGATGGGCTTCAAGCTGTCGACTGCTACGATGCAGGCATTCGGTTTGTTCACTACCCTGGACGAGATCGGATGGAAAGGGACGTACCGGGGCATGAAGAACATGCTGCTTCATCCTAAGCAGTCCTGGGATTTTGTGAACGAGAGTTCTGGCGAGATGCGCCACATCCTGACCACGTTTGACCGGGACATCCGAAAGACCGTTGATGAGATGTTTGGAAAGCAAAACGTGTGGGATGCGCCGAAGCAATATGCGTTTCACATGATGGGCTACATCCAGAAGACCGTGAACATGATTACCTGGCAGGGTGCGTATGAGAATGCGATTGAAGCCGGTGAATCACACGAACGGGCGGTGAACATTGCTGATGCTTCTGTGCGTCAATCTCAGTCTGCCGGTGGCGTAAAAGACCTGGCTCAGATCCAGCGTGGTACGCCTACTCACCAGATCTTTGTGATGTTCTACACCTACTTCTCTGTGCTGTATAACCGTCTGACAGATACCGGCAAGGACATCAAAGAGCTGAAGCCTGAAGTGGTTGCCAGGTTGTCATACCTGATCTTGATGCCGGTGTTCTTCGAGACTCTGCTTCGAGGCAAAGAGCCGGAGGACGAAGACGAGTGGCTGGAATGGTTTGCTGTTCAGTCTGCGCTTTATACTCTGACCACAATACCGTTCGCCAGGGACATCGCATCTGGCGCAATGGGTGAATACGGCTACAGCATCACTCCTGTTGAGAAGTTCGGCCAGGCTGTGAGCCGGGCATACAAGGGCGCGATGGATGATGATGAGATGACAGAGGCTGAATTCAGGGCGGCGTTCGACGCGCTCGGCGTTGCGTTCAAGCTGCCTACCGGCCAGGCGTGGAGCTTCTACGAATACATGCGCGACATCGATGACGTTGAAGATCCAATCCGCGAGCTTATCGTCGGGGTCGACAAAGACTAAGGGATCATCTTTTTGATCTGATAGAGGATGTCGACCTTTTCCTCTGCCTTCTCCAGAAGCCCGGTGACTCGATCCATTTCTTTCTCCAGGCTCTCGACTGTGCTGGTCAGCTCGTCCACCTGGCGCGTGAGCGTTTCGTTCTCAATCCTTCTTTGCTCATAAAGCCTGGCCTGCTCGTTCGCTTTGTCGGCGTTGGCCTCTACCTGGTCGAGTATGGGGTCGATGTCTTCTGCCAGGTACAGGCTCCCCCTGGGGCGCTTGATGATGGCCCTGCCAGCTCTGGCATAGGTTGGTGGTCGCTGCATATCACACTCCTTCGCGTAAAAGTGGAACGTTTTTTACTTTTTCATTTCCGCTGCTGCCAGCTCCAGGAAGTAAGCGAAGTCTTCCGGTGGCTGGCCCAGGGAGATCTTGAATTCTTCTTCTCCCCATCTCAGGATCAGCTCGTCTTTTCTGACATCGATCTCAGCTTCTACGTTCATGTGGATTCCTCTACATTGTGGGTTTCCTGTCTGGAGCCAGCACAGGCCGCAGATGTTCCGCGCATGTTCCGCGCTATCTGCTAAGTGGTTGATTTTATTGGCGGCGGAGGTAAGAGTCGAACTCACCTGGCGTTTCTCTGGTGCAGGCTGGTGCAGTGTTTCATGTGAAACGGTACGGTTATCCAGGTTAGGAGTCACTGACTTGCCTGCCTCATCCTGCATTATCCATCTCCAAATGTTCCGCGAATGTTCCGCGCGGATGACGTAGTGGGGTAAGGCGTCCTAACGTCAAGGGGGTAAAATGTGGTATCGAACTCACCGAATTTCTCCCCATATCTTCGCCTGGGCCTCGCTCTCGTCCTTGTCAATCCAGTCTGCGTAGACCTGGAAAAACATCTGAAGGGAATGCCCCAATACCTTCGCGCAATAAGCTGGCTTCATTCCTGCCTCCAGCATCATCGTCGCGCATGTGTGCCTGACGTTGTACGGTGATCGATAGCGAATTCCGCATCGCTTCAGCGTTCGTGAGAAGGCGTCTGAGAGGCGCGTGGCTGACCTGTACCCTTGCCCGTACTGGTTGGTGATTATGTGCGGGTCGTTAAATCTGCGTGGCGTGGCTGCGAGTATTTTCTGGACGTATGGATGAACCGGAACAATGCGCTCAGTCTTTGTCTTCGTCGTTCCGTCATTGCCCCTGACCCGGCCCTTCGTCACCCGGAACGAGTTGTCACGGTAGTCGTGCCAGGTGAGGGCGATGGCCTCTGATGGGCGCAGGCCGCAATAGAATCTGATCGCGTAGAAGAGGTGCTGCTGCGGCTGATTCAAGCTATCCAGGATCGTGTCTCTTTCTTCCCTGGTGAAAGGATCTATCAATCGCTTCTCCAGGCGGATCTCGCTGGAAAGCAGTTTCGCCGGGTTGTCGGTTCTCCAGCCTGACTTGATCGCCAGGGCGAATACCGGAGATCCTGCCGACAATATCATCTTTATCGTTTTTGGCGATAACTTGACCTGCGTCAATTCCAGCAGATCGTCATACCTGATACTGCTGACCGGCATGTCAAAGAACGGAGCCCAATATCGATTGAGGTATACCTTCTGCGTCCTTCTCGATTCCGGCGTGAGGTTGGCTGTGTCCAGGCGCACCTGGGCAAGTTTGAAAAAGGTTGGTTCCTGGCCGCGATACTCTCCGCCTTTGCGGAAAGCGTCGATGTGGTGTTCTCGTATGCGGTAGGCTTTGGCTATTCCAGCCGGAGAGTAGGGGATGTCGAGGGTGAGCGACCTGCGCCGCCTGCCCTCGCGCCAGATGATCCGGCATTTCCCTCTATCCTCGTACACGCCCTTGTATTCGCCCATAGCTCGATTTCCTCGACTGAATACATTGTGGCCCCTGCGGGATCTCGCCAATAGTGTACACCTTCTGTCCAGTGGAGTTGTCGCCTTCTCCTGACCTGGGCAGAGGTGTACCCGAACCGCTCGCGGATGTGCTTCTCGGTGACTGTCATGCGTAATACAGATGGCTCTTTGGGCTGACCGCAATGCGGATCTGCCTGTGCCACCATTTCTCTGACAGAACTTTGCTGGCGTTTTCGGAAAGCCTCGGCGCTGGCCGATGCCCTGAGTTTCCCTGGATGAATTGTGTCACCTTCATGCTCCCCTCTCAGAATGGAATGTCATCGTCAAAATCGTCAGCCGGTGGTGGCGGCTCGTTGCCTTGAGAATTGCTGTCGCCTCTGGAGCCGACGAACTCAAATTCCCTCACCTTGATCTCGGTGGTGTACCGGGTCTGCCCATCTTTCTCGTAAGATCTGGTTTGCTGCTGACCGGCACACCACAACTGGTCGCCTTTCTTCGCATACTGGCCGATGATCTCAGCCTGTCTTCCGAACGCGACGAAGCGCACCCATTCAGTCCTCTCCTTTGTTTCACCTGTGTCCCGGTCTTTCCATCTGTCGGAGTGAGCCAGGGAGAAGTTGCAAACAGCATCTCCCTTTGGCGTATATCTGACCTCTGGATCTTGCCCCAGGCGTCCAAGCATTTCTGTCCTAAGCATTTGCGCTCCTTACATAGTACGGGTTTGTCTCAATCTGGCTCCGGTACTGGCTGACCAGGTTGAAGAATTCGGCAGTCCTGGCATCGATCATCTTGATCTCGTCCTGGATGTCTGCCCGGTGAAGCCGGTAGATGAACAACTGCTTCCCTTCTGGAAAGTCGGCGCAATAGCTCACAAAGTCAAGCCAGTCCCGGCCAGTCTTGTCCAGGTTTTGAATGCACTGCCACTTGTAGGCTGAGTCAATGGTTCCTTTTGAGATCCTGGCGAAGTGAACATTCGGGATGGCTGACTTGATCTCGATCACACCTTCGCCATTCACCAGTCCGTCTGGTGAGCAACCAATCAAGTCGTTGCAAAAGAACCCGCCGTTCGTGATCGTTGAGAATGTCTCTATCTCGTAAAGCTCTCGGGCGATGGGTTCCTCGATGTGACCCCTCTCCATGTGTTCGTTGCTGTAGTCCGACGATACTGGCCTGCCTGTGATCTGCTCCAGGGCGATGTTGCTCGCCAGCTTCTTTGCAGGTTCACCGAAAGCCTTGCCGAAGTTTGCCATGACTTTCGCCAGGTTGGACGAGGTGAGCTTGCCTGCGCGAAGCTCGAACCATTCTTCGCTGTTCTGTTCCACATCGTAGAAATCAAGCATCCATGATCTCCTGCATCAAAAGGTTTTCGTTTTCAGGGCTGATGTCTGCCTTGGCCTTCACTTTGTCCAGGTTGCCGTCACGCGCAAAAGCTCGCTTTGCTCCTTCCCATAACGGTGATCCAGGGACGATTGCCTGCCTCTGCGGTGCTGGCCTAATTCGCAGCCCGTCACCAGTGCCTCCGCCAATCTGTTTTACGTTGGGGTCAACGTAGATCATCAGGCGAATGCCGCCCCAATCATCGATGAACTTCGAACCTGACAGCTCTGCCATCATCTTCGAGTTTGTCGCATTCAAAATCATTGGCTTCATCTTCTCGCCAGGGCGGATCTCGGCGTCCTTGAAATAGCAGGTGTTGAAGAATTCACCAGCCTTCTTGTTGACCTTGTGTGGCTCCAGGGCAACGTGGCTGGTTGTGAATACCTGTGGCTCAACGATGTCTGCTGATCCCAGGTAGGGGGAATTGAAGGCTTTGCGGTAGTGGGTTTTCTGTTCGCTCATTGTCGTTTCCTTTTCGTGGTTAAGTCCGTCTGCCCGGCCCCATAGCAGTCTGAGCAATTTGTCGGGGCCGGACAGCGGAATCGTTACCTGATTCGCCCTTCGGCTTTCAGTTTTTCAGCGATGGCTTTGATGAGAGCCTCGCGGTTAATGTAAGTGACGCCCTGATACTGGTAGGTCATGGCTATACCTCGATCTCGTTTTCGGAAAGCCAGGCGTTTGCGTTCCAGCAATTTTTTCCTTCGGCTCGGATGTCATCGATCTCGTCGCGCAGGTGCTTGGTGATTTCCTTAACGGCGTCTTCAAGGATCATCACAAGGCCGGGGCTTAGGTTGACGCGCTTGGCAAGCTCCATGCTTACCCAGGTGAGGGATTCGAGTTCAGCGTTGGCTTCGTTGCCGCGCTGCTCCCAGGAAGGATTTTTTTGCAGTGTGGGTTTGATGTTCATGTCGTTCTCCGTTTCGTGGCGTGGTGGCCGGATTGCCCGGCCACATGGAGAACAATAAAGACTTAATAGCTCGAATGCAACTACTTTATAGCCTGCTTTTTAAATCTGAGAAAATCCCTGACTTCAGCCAACTGCTCCGGCTGGAGCTGCTGAAGCATCGCGGCGCTTTCTTCAAGATCCTCTTTTGTGCCGTTTACCCGGCAGTCGTGAATGAGAAGAAGCCAGGATGGTATCTCAAGGGCGTCTGCAATTCTTTCGACTACTTGCAGGGTCGAGCCTCTTTTCCCTCTTAAAATAGCGGATATAAGCGACTGAGAGACTCCAGACATTTTGCCCAGGCGGTATGCCGAAAGGTCGCGTTCGCGCATTAGGTGGCGCAGGTTTTCTCTAAAAATACTGTTGGAAGACATTACGTCTTACCTCTGTTTTGGGGATAGCAATGATACTCCTTTTTTGTCGCGTAATCATCAGGCAAGCTAAAAAGTATGAAAAGTGTTGTCAGCTCAAGCTAGAAAGTCGTACAATGACCTTAATATTTAAAGGGGGTGAAATGAGCGCGAACGAAGTATTCCGGAAAAACCTGAGCGCAGAGATGGAGCGCCAGGGTCTTTCAGCGTACCGGCTGGCACAGATTAGCGGAGTGTCTCAGTCATTGATCTCAGCGATTCTGAGAAGTAATCGCGGTGTATCTCTCAGGACTGTCGATGCCCTGGCGTTTGGACTCAACAAGCGACCACATCAACTGATCATGCCTCGCCCTGGAGTGGCAGCATGATCGGCTTCCCCAACACTGGCTGCTTTAATGCTTGGCGGCGCGGCCAGTTTTCGCCCCTGTCTCACGATGGGGGCATTTTTTTATGAGCTTTGAAGCTGCGGCATGGGCGATAAAGCAATCGCCGGAGACACAAACAGACAAGCTCGTCCTGATCGCTTTGTGTGACTGCTACAACAAACACAATTCAAGATGCGACCCGTCAAACACATTCTTGGCGAAATCCGCAATGTGTTCTGAGCGTTATGTCTCGGAGTCACTGTCTCGGCTTGAGCGTGATGGGTATATCACCATCACCAGGCGAGCCGGAAGAAGGAACAACTACCAGATTATTACCCCTGAACTCAGTTCGGGGGGTCAATTTGACACCCCTGAACTCAGTTCGGGTGTGCAACCACTAACCCCCGAACTCAGTTCCGAAACCCCTGAACTCAGTTCGGACAAACCAGTAATAACCAATACAACTACAACGGCAGCAGACTTCTCGCCTGACGAAAAGCTCTGTCAGCAACTAAAGCAGATCGGCCTGAGTTACGAGCCATCTGATCTCATTGAATACCAGATATACCTGGACGGAAAGATTGAGCAGGGTCATCGAGTGAATCCGCGCAAATCTTTCATGTCCTGGTTGCAGGTAAAAAAACGAAAGCAAGAAATGGAGAACGTCAATGGAGCAAGTCAATCCAGGCCGGGCAGTTCAAGCGGCCCAACAGCAGAACAATTACTCACAGACTACAACTGGTGAACAGGAGGTCATCAACGCCTTGTTTGCCACGATCAAAGTTGCTTATCCGAATTTCCTGAAGAATCAAAATCAGGACATCGGCTCAATAAAGCGGATGTGGATGCTGCATCTCGGTGGATACGCCAGGGAGAAGATCGAGCAGGCAGCAAAGCTCATGGTTGATCGATACCCGACATTTGCTCCGACATTGGGTGAATTCAAGGCGCTGATTTCTGAACTGAATCAGGCCAAGCCAGCCCACCAGGAATACATCGCTTTGCCCAGGCCGGAGGCAGATCCATCAATCGCTTCCAGGGAGATCCAGAAGATGCGGGAGATCCTGGGATGAAGGCTGTCGTTCGCAATGATTGGGATCGAGAAAGAGTTTCGGAGGTGATCTGTACATACCTGGATCGGCATGATGCGGTCACAGTCGAAATCAAAAAGTGGGTTCCGCCCCGGTCTTTGAAGCAAAACAGGAAGGTTCACGCAATGTTCGATGACCTGGCTGACTTCACTGGCGACAAAAACATCAAAGCCTGGATCAAGACACTCGCATTCTGGCCGGAAGTATACGTCGAACACGCAGGCCAGGGGCAGATGGTTCCGAAGTCTGAAGCCGACCTTAGCCGGGACGAGGAAACCGAAGTCATCCAGCATCTCTATCTGATTGGCGCTGAACTGCCTGGCTTTGAGTGGAGCCGGGAATGAAGTCATTTGGATTCGATAACAAGGGCAACTTGATTTACTCCGGGCCACGCGAGCCTGGATTCATTGACCACACGAAAGGGCAAAGAAATGACAGAGGCACAGAGGGAAAGAGATCGGATCATGGATCTGTTCGAGGAAACCAGGGAAGAGTACCTGGTCAGAGCAAGGGTGGCAGCGGCAAATCTTTGGCGTGACAGAAAGACGCCACTGACCATCGATGATGTCCGGGAGGTATGTCCACCACCAGGGCATTTTGATCCGCGAGTCATGGGGGCGGTGTTCAACAAGAACGACTGGACGCCGGTTGGGTTCATCAACAGCAAGCGAGGGCATGGCCGGGCGATTAGGACGTTCGTGCCGATTGGCTATGCACGCTAATCAGCCGAACGCAGCGCAGAAACGATGGCGCGAAGAGGTGAGGCTTCTTGGCATGGGGCAGATCATTCACCACGCGATTGATAGGACGATGAAAATCAAAGGCGTTGGCAACATAGGCCACTGGTGGCTGATCCCATGCACAGACGATGCTCATCATTTCGCCATTCACAAAATGGGGAAAGATCGAAAGCCATACGAGAAGGCCCGGTTCCAGGAAGTCATCAGGCGGTATGTGGATCTTCACGATGAGAAGCCGCCGCTACCCGGAGGCGTTTACGAGGCAATCATGGAGTTCACGCGATGACCGGGTGCGAGGTCAATCATGTGTTTGATGAGCATGGCATCTGCTTTGAGTGTGACGCTGAAGCACAAGAACCCTGGTGCAGTTTGACCAGGTGCTATGACCCATGTTTCCACTGCGCGTCACTGGATGAATGCCGGGGGCTAATTGTCCCGGAGGGATACGATGAAAAATAAATTCAACGCAGTTAAAACTGAAGTGGACGGAATCACATTCGCCAGCAAGAAAGAGGCGAAGCGATACAGCGAACTAAAGCTGATGGAGAAGGCTGGCCTTATTGAAGATCTGCAACTCCAGCCGACATTCAAGTTCCCTGACCTGGAATATCCCGACAGGTATGTTGCTGACTTCTCATACGTCGAGGGCGGGGTCGAGAAGGTCGAGGACGTAAAGGGGCTGAAGAAGTCTACAGCCTACACTGTCTTTCGTATCAAGAAGGCGCTGATGAAGTATTTTCACAAGATCGATGTGATTGAGATATGAGCCTGCCGGAACGAAACAGTCCTGAATGGGAGAACCTTTGTGACGGGTGCGCCAAGTGCTGCATCTTCCCTGGGACAATGGTCGCCTGCCGTTACCTGGACATCGATAAACGAAGATGCCTGGCGTATGAATTCCGGCACGAAGTCCCGCATTGTGCTGATCTGAGCAAGATGACTGACGCTGAGATCCAGGAGAATCTGCCCTGGTCATGCGCCTACTCACTCGCCATCGATGACCAGCCGCCATTGAACGCCGCATCCCTGATAGCAACCAGCTCCAGGAGCATAGGCGAAATCAGAGAGCTAATTGAATCCTTGGACAAAGAGGTGAAAATGACATGAACATGATGCCATTAGATCGATGGGTGGAGATGATGTCTGCCAGGGGAGTGACGAAGGTCACGCAAACAACACTGCTCGGCCTGGCGGATGAAAGTCACATCTACAAGATGCTTCACGAAGCTGAGAACATCTTGGTGGACGATGACACATTGAGCATCTGGCGGCGGGTCAAATTAAAATCAATGGGAGAATATGATGGGAACGAAAGAAATGTATCGACTGGATCTTCACAGGAACAGGAAGGGGGAGAAGTGGTACACAGTGCTGACACCCGACAAAACCTGGATAACGGATAACGGAGATCCGGTACAGCATGCGAGCGAGGCGCTGGCGAAGAATGCGATTAAAGACCATTGGGAGTCGAAAGAGATTCCCACTGTGTCGACGTTCGTAGACATGACCGAAAGCCCGACTGATGCAGCAAGGAGAAGGGGTAATGCAAGGGCAGAGCAATGAGTAACCTGACGCCAAAGCAAGAATTGTTCGTCAACGAATACCTGGTTGATCTGAATGCGACACAGGCTGCCATACGGGCGGGATACAGCAAAAAGACAGCGAAACAGATCGCAACAGAAAACCTATCTAAACCTGCCATAGCTCGGGCCATAGCTGAGGCCAACCAGGAGCGAATGGAACGGGTGAAGTACGACGCTGATTGGGTTCTCCAGGAGGCCGGTGAGCAGTACGAGAAGCTGAAAAGAAACGACGAGGACGCCGTTGCGAAGGGCTACCTGGAGCTGGTTGGCAAGCATACTCAAGTGAAAGCATTTGATAACTCAGTGACCCTGGAGCTTCCTCCGAAGGTCACAAAGAACTTCATGGGCCGGAAACACGCGAGCAAAGATTGAGCAACCAGACGCACTACGAGTACAACATCCTGCCGCAAGGCCCTGTGCTTGAAGACTACTACCTGGACAGAAGCCCACATCCAATGATCCGTGGGCCGCTTGGTTCCGGTAAGACAACCACATCCTGTCAGAAGATCTTTGACCTGATGACTGAGCAATCACCTAACCCTGAAGGTGTGCGTCCTTCCCGGTGGGTTGCGGTGCGTAACACTGCCGGGGATCTCGCCGGGACAACGATCAAGGACTGGCTTGAGATGTTTGGCGACCTGGGCCGGTTCGTGAAGGGCGGCGCTGATCCTGCCTGCCATTACCTCCATTTCATGCTGGATGACAATACGACAGTGAAGGCTGAGATGATCTTTCTACCCCTGGATCGTGAAGACGCTGTTCGCAAGCTGCGTGGCTACCAGGTGACGGGCTTCTGGCTCAATGAGGTCAAGGAGCTGAACAAGGCCGTTGTGGACATCGCTGATTCACGGCATGGCCGGTATCCGACCACCATCCAGGGCGGGGTAGAGTGCGACTGGCATGGCATGATCGGTGATTATAACTCGCCGGATGAAGATGAGTGGATCTACCACCTGGCTGAAGAGATCCGTCCTGACAACTGGACATTCCACCACCAGCCGGGCGCGGTTTATTGGGATGACGGGGCAAAGCAGTGGGTCATCAATCCAGACTGCGAGAACTACGACAACCTGCCTGAGAACTACTACGAGAATCTCATCAAGGGCAAGGCGCATGACTGGATCAAGGTCAACGTGGCGAACGAATACGGGTTCTCGATTGATGGCAAGCCGGTGCATCCGTTGTACGTCGACAGCATGCACTGCCAGCCCTGCGAGCCGGTAGACGGTCACATCATCCAGTTCGGCCTGGATTTCGGCCTGACCCCTGCGGCCACCCTGGGGCAGAAGGTAAACGGCCAGTGGAGGATATTCCGGGAGGTGGTCACTGAGGACATGGCTGCTGATGAGTTCGCTCCCATGCTCAAGGATGTCCTGGAGGAATACCGGGCGCTCGGGTTCAAGGTTGCAAGCGGATTCGGAGATCCTGCCGGTGGCTCAGGCAACCAGTCAACCAAGAAGACGCCGTTCCAGATCCTCAATGCGGCAGGCGTTCCCTGTGTCCAGGCTGGCACGAATGACGTTGAGATCCGGCGCAAGTCACTCAGCCAGCACTTCACCCGGTCAACGATGGCACATGAGCCTGGCATCATCATCGATCCTGGCTGCACGATATTGAGAAAAGGGCTGGCCGGGAAGTTCTGCTACCGGCGCATGAAGATCGCCGGGGATGAGCGATACCACGATGTCCCTGACAAGAATTACTGGAGTCATGTCTGCGAGTCCCTGGAGTATTTGATGGTTGGTGCAGGCGAAGGAAGGCAGCTTCTCAGCACCCCGGCGCAGCGAGCCAGGAAGCCCAGGGTCATCAAATCACTGTAGATCCGTCCATTCTTATTCAATACCTGACCCCATAAAATGCGGGGATACCAGTCCAGGTGTCCCTATGAAACCCGAAGAAATCGTCAAGCGGCTTGAGTCTCTCAAGATGGAGAGGTCGAACATCGATGAGCTATACGAGCTGATCGAGCAATTCTGCCGACCATTCTCCGGCCAATACTACAGCCAACACCAGGGCGAGAATTCTGTCGACTGGAGATCCCGGCAACTGTTTGACTCCACTGCTGTCATTGCCTGCCAGGAGCTTGCGGCCAGCATTCATGGTTCGCTGACGCCTCCACTGATCAAGTGGATGAACCTGGTCTTCGAGGACGATGACCTGAACAACAACCAGGAAGCGGCTGAGTGGCTCGAAGAGTGCAGCGAGGTGCTTTACCAGGCGTTGCAGGAATCAGACTTCCACCTGGAGATGAACAAGGCGTACCTGGATCTCCCGTCATGGGGCATGTCGTTCCTGATCGAAGAAGAGAAAACCCAGGGTGAAGGGGATCTGGAGTTTACGACTGCGCCACTGAAGTCATCCTATTTCGAGAGCGACATCAACGGCCAGCCGAAGCGATACTACCGGCAGCTATCCTGGTCTGCATCACAGGTGTACGACAAGTTCGGTGAAGATACCCCGGCTGACATCCTGGAGAAATACATCAACGGTGATGTGAACGAACGGTTCGACATCATCTTTGCCATTTACGAGCGCGACGAATACAAGGATGCGGATGTCAGTCGGCCATTGGCCCCTGAGCTTCGCCCCTGGGGTTATCAGTACGTCTACAGCAAAGGCAAGCAGACAATCGGGAAAGAGGGCGGCTACTACGAGCGACCAGTGTTTGCTCCCCGGTGGCTTGAGCATTCAGACAGCAAGTACGGCCTGTCTCCTGCGATGCGAGCTATGCCCGACATCCTGACCCTGAACGAGCTGGTGAAGATGATCCTCACGGCTGCTGAGAAGGCGATTGATCCTCCGTTGTGGGCAGAAGAGGCTGGCCTGTTCTCTGACATTGACTTCAAGGCCGGTGGGCTGACGATGGTCAGGGACAAAGACTCATTTGGTGTAGTCCAGTCGGGGGCATCCTTCGATGTCTCTCAGCTCCAGAAACAAGAGCTTGTGCAGTCTATCCGCCAGGCTTTCCATGCTGATGATCTCCAGCTCAAAGAATCTCCGGCCATGACTGCGACAGAAACGATGGCCCGAATGGAGTTGATGCAGAGAACCCTGGGCGCGACATTTGGATACCTGAAGTCCTACATGCTCGACCCGCTGATTCAGCGAACCTTCAACATTCTGTTCCGCGCCGGGCGACTGCCTGAGCCACCTGCTGCTGTTATCGAGTCGAATGCTGAGATGGATATCCAGTATCTCGGAACGATGGCGAGGGCTCAGAAGCGAGATGAGATCGATGCAATCCAGGGCTTCCTGGCTGACGTTGCGGCCATTGCCCAGGTGTTCCCGGAAGCTCTCGATGTGCCTGACGTTGACAAGTTCATCCGCAAGGCTGCTGAAGCTCGCAACCTGCCGAAAGAGCTGATGAAGGGTATCGAGGAAGTTGAGGAAATGAGAGGGGAGAGGGATCAGATGATGCGTAACCGGGAACAGCTTGAGCAAGATGAGATTGCCAGCAAGACCATGAGTAACGTGACTCAGATGATGCCTGGAGCGCAGTGACAGATACACGAAAGAGAACGGTTGAGGAATTACGCAAGCGGAACATCCGCAAGCGCAACATGATCCGCCAGATGATAGCGGCGCACCCGGAGGCGTTTGAGGCGCTGAAGGATGACTACTATCACACGGCAGATGACCTGGCGAAAGCTGCTGACGATCAAGTGAGGGTGATGATCGGCAATAACCAGGTGATTGAAGCCCTAATCAGAATCGACGCTATGGAGCCCGAACATGAAATACCCATTGATGAATGAAGCCGGTGAAGAAGCCGGTGCTGGCGCTGGAGATCCTTCTGGCGAAACCACTGAAACCCCTGAGTTCAACCTACTCGATACCGCCCCTGATTACGCGAAGGATTGGGACGAGGTAAAGAACGCAAAGAGCCCTGAAGACTTCTGGCAGTGGGCGGATAACCTGAGATCGTTTCGTGGTCGTGCGGTTGCATTGCCTGGTGAAGATGCCAGTGATGAGCAACGCATGGAGGTCGCGCAGAAGCTCATGGAGCGAATGCCTGACCTGGTGATGAAGCCCAGGAATGCAGAAGAAGCGGCTGCGCTGTTCAAGTCTTTGGGGATGCCTGAAGATCCTACCGGGTACAACCTGGACGTTGAAGGCTTTGATCCTGACTCTGAGCGATTTGAGGCGGTACGGCAGGCGGCGCACCAGGCGAACCTGACTGAAGATCAATTCAAGGCGGTGTTTGGTGCTATGGCGCAGATGGAGGCAGAGGCTTCCGGTGAGCGCCAGTCCAGGGTCAGTGAGTCGATGTCTCAGCTCAAGACTGAATGGGGTGCGGCCTACGATCAAAAGATCGAAGGTGTGCGCCAGTTTATGAACCAGATGCAGCTCCCTCAGTCCTGGCGAGATGCTGAAGAGAACGGCCAGTTCGATGCGACTGACTACATGGCGATGGACGCGATGAGGCAGCGCATGGTTGGCGAGTCAGCGCCGGGCGCAACGAATGGTGGTGAGTCCGGGAAGCTGACCCCTGCGGAAGCTCAGGCGAAGATCGATGAGATCCGGGGCAACCGGGAGCATCCTTTCAACAATCCTCATGCTGAACCAGGCGCAAGGCAGCGAGCAATCCAGGAAGTTATGGAGCTGTATCGAATGCTGCCTGGTGGCACTCAACAGGTGGCGACTGCCGCATTCGGAGATCCTCTATGAAAGATAACCCTGAAGGCGTTGTAGGCTGGATGATTGGCGCGTGTATGATCTGGGCGCTGTTTGGTCTTATGCTCCTGGTGCTGTCTGGCTGCGGCACAACCGGATCTATCAGTATTGATGCTGGTCTGTTCGAGGTTGAAGTCAGCGGAACCATCGGTGATGGCGAGATCGCCAAGCCGAAGATTACGGTAGGAGGAAGTGATGAGCTTCAGCCCTCTGATCCTGACGTATAACCCTGATAATGACCCGTTTCTCCTGCACTCCAATTTCATTTGGTGGCATCATGGGTTGCCTGGCGGCAAGTACGTTGTCAGGGCCGGGCAGTCAACTGATCTCGCGTCAATTCCCATCGGGATGAGAAATCTGTTTGACCGGCTTGGGCCATCTGTCCGGGCTGCTATCGTTCACGATGATATGTGTCGACGCCAATGGGAAACCAGGAAGAAGGCGGATGATATGTTCTACCGGGCTCTGCTTGATTGCGGCATGTCTCGTTGGAAGGCGAAGCTCTACCATCGAGGCGTTCGCGTTGGGGCCATGCTTGGCATAGGTGGCAACTGGTGACATGGGAAAACTTCACCCGCGAAGAGTTTGCCTGTAAGTGCGGCTGCGGCAGGAACGAGATTCGGGATGAGTTCATCGATGTCATGCAGGAGATCCGTTCAGCGATTGGCAGTGCTCTCATTATCAATTCTGGTTATCGTTGTCCTGACCATCCTATTGAGGCTTCAAAAGATGAGCCAGGAGAGCATTCAGAAGGCACATGCGCTGATGTCTCATGCTCGCATCGCCTGGCGTTCCGGCTCAATAAGGCGGCAAGCAATCATCCGAAAATCACGGTCATAGGCGTCCAGCAAAAAGGAGGTGGTCGTTATCTGCACCTGGGGATTGGGCCAGCAAAGCCTGGCCGACCCAGGCCGCATCTCTACTCGTATTGACTGTAAATCCGTCCATTCTACTCACTCTCTCTGTGAGCCATAATTCAAACACGGCGTAACTGTCGTGGTTTAAATCTCCATTCGTGCCGACTCCCTTCGGGGAGTCAACGGAGATAAAGATAGCCGTGAGGTCTTAAGCCAGGCAGAGCAACCGTAGTCTAAGCGAGTCCCACCTGGGCCAGCTCCGATGACGATGAGAACCATTCATTACATAGGAGCCTGGTATGGCTATTACAATCGACAATGCGTACGTCCTTACGTTTGAAGGCAACGTGCGTCAACTGGCGCAACAGACGCGCTCGAAACTCCGAAACTACGTTCGGGAAGTATCGAAAAACTCTGAATCTCACCGATGGGATCGCCTGGCGTCAGTCAGTGCATCCGCGAAATCATCTGCTCGAACCACGTCACCGACGAGTGATGCTGCGTGGAGTGGCCGCAAAACTTCCATCTCGACCTACCATGTTGGTGAAACGGTTGAGCCGGAAGATGTAGCACAGATGCTCGCCAATCCTCAGTCAGAGCTGACAAAGGCTATGGCTGCGGCAATGAACCGGCAGGTTGATGACATCATCATCGCTGACGCAATCGGTAACGCGCTCGACCAGGACGGCAGCACAGTCGCTTTCACTGCTGGTCAGACTATCGGTAACGGTTCAGGCGAGATCGATCTTGATTTCATCCTGGAGGTTGATGAGTTGTTCTACGACAACGACATCGATCCTGACATAAAGAAGTGCGCGGTCATCGGGCCTAAGCAGCGCCGCAAGTTGCTGCAACTGATGGAAGTAACCTCTGGTGATTTCCAGAACCGCAAGGCATTGGCTGACGGCTACATGCCTGGCTTCATGGGCTACGATTGGGTTGTTTCGACCCGATTGAATGTCCCTTCTGCTAACGAGCTGGATTGCCTGTTCTTCACTGAATACGGCATCGGCCTCCATGTCGCCAAGGATATCTGGGCGCGTGTAGCAGAGCGACCTGACCAGTCATTCAACTGGCAACTGTACTGTGCGATGAGCATGGATGCGGTTCGTGTTGAAGACGAGCATGTCGTTAAGGGCCATGTGGCTGACACGATCACCTAATCCATAGTAGGTGAACCCAGGCCGGGCTCTGGCTCCCTCTCCGGGGCTCGGCCTTCTCTACCAGGAGGTGAAGAATGAGGCGAACTGCGAAAGCAAAAACGAATTTCACGAAGTATGCGGAGCAAGCATCGCCTTACGCGAAGCACCGCAACACTACCGGCAGGAAGATCTACCTGCCTCCCAGGAAGGTGAAGAAAGATGCTGACAAATAGAAAGAGCTGCGTTCGCCAGGGCGCACTGCCTCGATCCAGGACGAATCTGCAAAGTCTTGGTCGGGGCGTTGTTGACTTTGGTACTGCTGATGGAACGAAGTCAGTTCGTCCAGGGCAGAGCGTGTTGCTGGCTGGTGGCTACGCTGGTGGCGGCACTGCTGGCAGTGTCTACAAGCGGGTTGCTGCTGCTGCGTCTGTGAACCTTGGTACAGAGGATTACAGCGTGACAGCGAATTGGGCGCTCCAGGCAACAGGGGCCAACTTCATTTTGCTCTCGACTGCGAACCGTGACATCCATGATGCGGTTGCAGATCCGGGCGCGAATACCACAGTGGATGACAAGATCATCCGCACAATTAACAGGGCAGAGGGTCTTGCACTATGAGAAAGAATCTAAGAGAAGTTCTTACGTCGAAGAATGCTTCGCGTGTTCAAACAATGGTTGCTGCTGGCACGACAGACGAAGACATCGCTGGCGAGCTTGGCCTGAGTGTTGACACGATTGCGGCCTACGTCGAGAAGTCTGCGCTGCGAGCAAAGAAGAAAGCTGCGGCAAAGAAAGAACCATCGTCTGAGAATGAGTAATGCCCGAAGCTCTACAGGACATCAAACACGCCTACTTGTCGAACCAGGTGGGCGTAGGGGGCGGGATACCGGAACTTGAAAATGAGTTCCTTCAAACGCTGACAGGCACGATTGGCGCGACAGCCGATCTTTGGCACGTTTATTGGGATCTGGTCAATGTCCCTGCTGGAGCTTACAACGACAGGGCTAAAGCCTGGCTTGTTTCCCTGGGTATTACGTCTGCCAGCCTGGAGCAGATGTGGAAAGATTTTTGGACGTACTATTACACGTTTGTTGTAAACCTTACGTCTACCTTGACTCCGAATCACGGCGAGTCACGAACCCCCTCCTTCACCCGCGCCACCACAGCCACCTCTAAGGACGCCTACGGCAAGATTGTTCCTGCTCTGTCGAATCAGGCAAGGCTTGAGGGGAATCGGGTTGTCAGGAATCTGATCACTGCATCAGAGGATATGACGAATGCGGCTTATACCGCAGCAGATAACGCTGTTGTTGATTCGCCTACTCAGGCCACGTTCGATGGCACTACTAACGGTCGCATATTCCAGACAATGAATGTGGGAGACGATGGCTCTCCTGCGGGTGCTAGGACGGTCGTGTTCAGCGTGTGGGTCAAGCTGATCAGCGGGACAGTTGCCGCAAATACTGATGTAAGCGTGGCAATCGGTGGCGACTTGATTACACCGGGAGGCTCGGTAGCCGAACAGTTCATAGCCAGCGAACTTAGCACCACGGAATCGAAAAGGTTTTCTGTTGTTGCTTACAGTGACGGAACAACAACAGGGCAGGTGAACGCTCTAGTCTACAGCGATATAGCAGTAACCCTCGAAATCACCAAATGGCAACTCGAAGAAGTCACAGGCAACATCACCCACGCCTCCTCTGAGTATGTGAGTACAGGGGTTGGGACGGGGAGTGAGCTTTGGACAGACCCGTCAAACTTTACAGACGGCTCAAGCAACAACTCAGAAGTCACGGTTTCGGACGGCGTTATCACTGGCACGTATGTTGAC